ATACCTGATGTATTAACAAAGTGATGAATAGCTGTTGCTCGACCTGTTATGGCAACTGAACCTAGTTGTGACCAACCACCAATCTTTTCTGGTGTGCCATATCTAAATCTAACATTATCACCGTTAACCCATTGGCTTTCACCACCGGTAGCAGTGACCTGTTTATTAAATCCAGGCGCAAATTTAACTTTTTGCAGCATAGTGATTTCCTATGCCTTATGGTTTAGTCGGCCAAGTAGCGTTATTACATTTATCAACAGTGTCTTTTCCAGCTGGAAAATCTCTAAGCGACTGTCTGTAGTTTTTCATATCATCCGACATTGTTACATCAGATAATGCGTAATAGTCAGTTTCTGCTAAAAGTTGATTTCTTCTAGTTCTTAAAGCAGCTTGTGCTCTTGCTACAGCACCATCCGCCCACGCTTGCTCTTCAGCGTCTCTTGCTGTTTCTTCTGCAGCTGTAAGCTGAATACGCTCACCGTTAACCATCTTGTATCTAGGCATATTTGTTCTCCTTGTTTTTTGTTTATATACTATTTCATATAGTTGTAAAAGCCTATTTTACCCCATACAAATCGATTGTACCTGAAACTATAGTTCCTGCGGAATATCTAAAATCTATTGCATTAACAGCAGATGTTGTATTTCCATATCCACCCATATGACTATCAAAACTATAATCAACACCAATGTAGTTATTACATCTTGCTAAATAATGTTTTGCAAAGGTTGTATTACTTGGATCAAATAAGTGTAAGTATCCACTACAAGATTGATCACCATCAGCACCAGTTCCAACAGCTAATCTAACGTAATTTGTACTTTGTGCTAAATCATCAGGTGCATCATAAGCTAATCCTTTATCACCATCGTTTTCTTTTTGATATGCTCTAAAAAACGTTGTTGTTTTTGTAACATTGTAATTTGAACCGCCATCTACACTCATATTAAATTCAAAATTAGTAACATCATTTGATGGATTTATACTATTCCAAAAAAATATATACTCTTTATAAGTGCTATCAATACCAGAAGTAAAACTTATATTAGATGATGTACTAGCGGTTGATCTTGATATAAAAGTTAAATCACCAAGTGCTGTTATACTACCTACTGCTGTTGCATCTTTTAATGCTCTGTTATTTAAAGTTACAATACTCATTATGATTTACTCAGTCCATACATTTTAATTACGCCACTATCTATGTTTCCACTTGAAAATTTAAAATCTACGCCATCAATAGCGACAGTTGTATTACAATATCCACTAGTAAATTGTTCATAAGCAATATCACTTGAATGTGCATTAAAAGTTGTAGCTAAAAAATGTTTTACAAAAGTTGTATTTGACGGGTCAAATAAAAACATTGTTCCGCTTACAGATTGATCAGCATCAGCACCAACACTATGTGCAAGACTTTGATAACCTGTTCCTTGTGCAATATCATTATCCGTTCTATAACCTAAATTAGTGGCACTATCATTTTCATTATGATAACTTTCAAAAACACTTGTTGTTTTAGTTGCATCAAAATCTGAACCCCCATCTCTAAAATTTACAGTAAAAGGTTGTCCATTACTAGCTGGGTGAATATTAATAAATTTAAACACATAAGTGCTATAAGTGCTATTAATATTAGAAGTAAAAGAAGATGAAGATACTCCTGATGATATTGTGTTAGTTGTAATTAAATTCATATCACCACTTGCTATACTATCTAAAGCAGTTACATTTAATATAGATCTATTATTATATTTAACTAACGCCATATAATTTTATAACTCCACTATCTATATTACCATCTGTCATTTTAAATTGAACGGCATCAACAGCACTTGTTGTATTTATATACCCACCTTGATTACCATCTAAAGAAAAATCACCACCTGAATAACTTTGACTTCTGTTTATCCAATGTTTTACAAATGTTGTACTACTTGGATCAAATAGGTGTAAAATACCTGACATACTTTCATCATTACCATTTCCAACATTATTACAAAGATTTTGAAAAGAAGTTGATTGTGCTAAATCATCAGCAGTATAATATGCAACTCCCTGACTTCCAGCTGATTCATAATGATACCCTTGAAAAGCTGAACTTGTAATAGCTACACCATAAGAACTTCCACCATCTGTACTTACTTGAAATTGTAACTCAGTATTGTCTGTTGAAGGATGCATATCATAATATCTAAAAATATATTCTTTGTAAGTTGAATCTATCCCACTTGTAAAAGATATTGTTGAACTACTACTAGCTGTTTGAGTAGAAATTAAATTTAGAGCACCACCACTAATAGCTGCAGGTATCGAAGTTATAGCTGATAAAGAATTATTATTACAAAAATTTAAAGCCATTATTTAACTCCATACATTGTGATAGTTCCTGAGTCTATGTTACCTGATGACATCTTAAATTGAATAGCATTAATAGCTGATGTTGTATTAAAATAACCAGCTACTCTCTCAACAATTAAAGTTGGTGCAGTATCAAAAGTTGAGTAAGTTCCAAAAAAATGTTTGACGAAAGTAGTGTTGCTTGGGTCAAATAAATGTAAAAACCCTGAACTACCAGCATCATTATCATTTGCTTCACCATTTCCTAAATTTTGAAAATTAGTTGATTGTGCTAAGTCTAAACCTGTTTCATAAGCAAGAGAACTAGAAGAACCACTTTCATCGTGAGTAGTTTGTATAACAGTTGAAGTTACAGTTACTCCATAAGATGAACCACCATTTGTTGAAGTTTGAAATTGTAAAGATGCGTAAGCAGATGGGTGTATTTTATTAAATATAAAAATATATTCTTTATACGTACTGTCAATTCCAGAAGTAAAAGAAATAGATGAACTTGAACTTGCAGTAGTAGCAGCTATCTTAACTAAACTACCCCCAGCATCTGCGGTCTCTAAACCATTAGCACTTGAATTAAATCTTATAGCCTCACTAGCAGCTGGTGTAACATTTATACTATTAAATTTTAATTTATTAAGAGCCATTATTTTGTAATCCCATACATTTTTATAACGCCACTATCTACATTACCACTATTAAATTGAAAATCTACTCCGTCAATAGCTGCAGTTACATTACAATATCCAGCGATATAATTATCAAAAGTATAATCACCATCGTGATAAATATTAGTTCTTGCAATAAAATGTTTTACAAATGTTGTATTAGACGGTGAAAACAGATACATTTCTCCACTTAAACTTTCATCATTTCCGTTACCAATACTATCAGTGGTTAATTTTTGATACCCTGTGCTTTGGGCAAGATCGTCATTAGTATCATAAAAAACAGACTCACCGCCACCACCTTCTCCGTGGTATGCTCCAAAAAGTGTTGTAGTTTTTGTTGCGTCAAAAGCAGAAGAACCATCTCTAAAATTTACTTGAAAAAAAACATCATCAGTTGCTGGGTGCATATTGATAAATTTAAATAAATAAGTATCGTATGTGCTATCTATTCCTGAAGTAAAACTTGAAGATGAAACACCTGAAGATATAGTGTTAGTTGCAATTAATGTCATAGCACCTGCAGCTGCTGTATCAAATCCATTAGCACTAGAGTTAAAAGCTAACCCTGTGCTTGCAACTGTGGTTAAATCAAAACTATTAAAATTAAATTTAGTTAATGCCATTAAGTAACTCCATACATTTTAATTACACCAGAATCTATATTGCCTGAACTAGCTTTAAATCTTACTCTAGTTATAGCTGTAGTTGTATTAATGTAACCACCTATAAAATTATTACTTTGTGTTCCACCATCTTCATTTAAATTAGTTGTGGCTATAAAATGTTTTACAAATGTAGTGTTGCTTGGATCGAATAAATGTAATGTGCCAGATATACTCGCATCATTATTATCACCTGGTTGTCCCAAACTTTGTAATCCTGTCCCTTGTGCTTGATCTTTTGCCGTTTTATAACTTAAAGCACCACCTGAACCATCTTCTCCGTGCACAGCTTCAAAAAAAGTGCTTGTTATCGTTTGACCATAACTAGTGTTCGTGCCTGTGTCAGCTTGAAAACCAAAGTTTTGACCACCCGTTGCAATATGAATATTTATAAATTTAAAAATATATTCTTTATGAGTTGAGTCTATACTTGAAGTAAAATCAGATTCAGAAACTCCTGATGATATAGTATTAGTTTGTAATAATTTTAAACTACCCCCAACATCATCCGCAGCTAGTCCATCATTACTAGAGTTAAATGTTATAAACTTACTCGCTGTGGGAGTAACGTTGAAACTGTTAAAATTTGCTTTAGATATTGCCACATTCTACTCCTAACTATGTTTTCTTCCGTATAATGAAAATCTGCCATTATCTATATTACCTGATGAAAGATAAAATCTAATACCTGTTACAGCAGTAGTTGATACAAATTTTCCAGCAGAGTTTAAAACTCCAGTTCTACCTGTATCTTGTTGTTGTAAAACTGCGTGACATTTCATAATTTTATGAAAAGTTGTGCTATGAGGATTAAAAAGCACTATCTCAAGAGATGATGCCTCAGTGCTATCACTTCCCATTGGTCTTGATAGTTCCATTTTATCTTGACCTGTACCATTATCTTGATCAACTCCGTTGTCGTGTACTACATTTGCAAAATGATAATTACTACCAGTAGAAACTGCTTGTGATCCTCCTGTTCCTGTAAAAACTCTTGAATATAATTTTACGCTATCAGTAGCTGGGTGAATATCAGTTATGACTACACAAAAGTCTATAAAGTCTGTTGATAGTGTGGTAAAATCAACTTCTGAAACACCACTTGTTACATTTGTTGATGAAATAAATTCAAACATTCCACCACCTTTTAAATAAGAGAAATCTACTCTTTTTAAAGTTCCAGCGTCCGAAACTAATAACTCATCCGTATCTGCTGGTGTTGCTCCTAGAGCAGTTTGACCTGATATAATATTATTATTTAAGTGTTCACTTTCAACAGCATCATCAGCTATTTTAGCTTCTGTTACTGCATCTGATGCAAGTTTTGCTGTAGTTACAGTTCCATCTGAAGGTGCACCCAGATCTAATACATCACCTAAAATAATTACGAAGTCTATAACATCACCTGTTGCTAAGTTACTAGCAAAAGTAAGTGTGGATCCTGATACTGTAAATGAATCACCTGGTGCTTGTAGTACACCATTAAGAGATACTAACATATGATTAGCATTCTCAGGGGTTACCGCTGCACTTCCTACTGTTAAACTGTATGCTGCTTGACCATTAACGACCGATATTGCATCACACTTTTGAAAGTTTCCTACTACTGGTTGTTTACCTATATATGACATTATATTTTTCTCCCATAAAGTGTTGCACTGCCTATAGAGATGTTTCCTGAAGCATAGCTAAATTTAACAGCGTTAAAAGCTGTATCCTCTGAACCTGAAGCATCAAACATAAGAGCTCCGTGAGCATTATTTAAATGTCCGTCACCATCGCTATATACTAAATTAGCATATGCCATAAAATATTGACTATCACCATTTTGATTTAAAGGGTCAAAAAGATCAACGTATCCTGACATTGCTTCTCCTGTGGAATTACCATTACCATCAACTGTTAGTTCAAATTTATCATTGTTAGTTGATCCATTGTGTCCAGGATCTGAATTATCAGATCTAATCATTTGTATTCGATAAACGTGATCACCACTTGATAAAAAACTACTCCCATTATCACTGCTTATAACAAAATTAAACCTTTGATTATCTGTCTGTCCTTTCATCCCTGTAAAAACTACTCTGTAATCTCTATGTGCAGTCGTTATATAAGTATTATCAAAAGTAATACTTGCAGTATTACTTGAAATAGTAGTTGTAATTAATTTTTCAAACATACCACCACCTTTAATATGACTAAAATCTATTCTTTTAATTGTGCCACCATCAGATAATAATAATTCATCTGTGTCTGCTGGTGTTTCAGCTAAAGCTGTTTGACCTGAAATAATATCAGTATTTAATTTAGCTGCTGTTACAGAAGTAGCTGCTAATTGTGATGTGCCAACAGATGCATCTGCTGGATTAACTGTTTGTAATGCTCTACCTAAAAATACAGCATACATCGTATCTGTACTAGCTGTAGCTGCAGATAATGTAAGTGCAGTTCCAACAGCTGTGTATGCTTTACCTGAACCAGGTTGTTGTCTTACGTTATT